TATGTGCCTGGTGAAGTTGTCGAGTCGAATGCGTGGCCGATGTGGCAACACTAATCTGGAACGAAGATTTCGAGACGAACGCGATTGGCACAATCTTTTCTGGCGGGAATGCCTCGATCGACACCGTTGTCTTCAAAACTGGGGCCAAATCGGGCAAGTTCTCTGGTGATCCGGGTTACGGGCTCCACACCTGGGCTTCTGGCCCCATCACTGTATTCAAAGCTTGGATCCGCCTTGCATCCATTCCGAGTCAGGGCATTGAATTGATGACTTTGAACGGTGGCCCTCGTTTCGGTTACGACATAGCTTCAAACAAGTTCGGATGGATCAATGGAACAGCACAAGTGATGGATCGCCTGTCTGCTGTTACGCCGGTAGCTGGACAATGGTATCTCTTGGAGTTCCGCGTCAATCAGTCCGCGAATCCGTGGGTGATAGACTACCAGATTGACGGCGTTCCCCAGACACAGATCACCTATGCCGTTGCTGCCTCAACAGTCAACGCGATCTATCTCGGGCACACAACTGGGTTCTCGGTGTTCGTCACCCTTAACTGCGATGATGTACAGGCGTCTCAGACGGCGGCGGACTACCCGCTCAGCGTTGTTTCCAACACAGTGGTGTCTCCAGCAGCGGCATTCACTGCTAGATCCGTCGCTCCAGGCGTATCAGCCGACTGGCAAGTTGCGGCACCAGCGGCAGCCTTCACGGGGAGTTCTGTCGGCCCTACTCTATTCATCGGGACTAGCAACACGGTCGTAGCTCCACCGGCGACGTTCACTGGTAGTGCAGTTGCTCCGACTCTGATCGTCAGCGTTACGATCTCGGCTCCAGCCGCTACCTTCAACGCCAGCTCCGTCGCGCCACTTGTCTCGCGCACGGGACTAGTCATAGCCCCACCCGCGATCTTCACAAGCACGGCTGTTGCGCCACCAGTTTCAGGATCGGGGAACGTATCGGCCTCGCCAGCGACAACTAGCTTCACATCAGTCGCGCCGATCCCCACGGTGTCACTGACAATTTCAGCACCACCGGCGACTTTCTCAGCGTCGTCCGTCTCGCCGTTCCTGGGGCAGTCGCGGATCATTACGCCGCCAGCAGGGATTTGGACAGCGACGGCTGTAGCTCCGGTAATCGGCAACACCGTGACGACAACTTGGCTGACAATCTCGAACGGAACATTCGAGACAGACGTATCCGGGTGGACTACCGCAGGTGGTTACTTCAACAATTCAGGAGCGACCTTAGCACGCGATGCAACGACAGCACATTCCGGCGTCGCATCTATGCTAATGACCACGGATGGAGTCTCCGCTTCTGAAGGGTGTCGTTTCAGCATAAATATTGCTGCTGGAGTAACATACTTGTTCTCAGCTTGGCTAAAGGGGACAGGACAAGTTAAACTAGCCGCAGGTGGTGGAGGCTTCACGCCGGTGGCAGGCCCTACCATTACTTTGACTCCAGCTTGGACGATGTATACGTTCGCCTGGACGCCAACAGCGAGTGGCCTCACGAACTTCACGATTGTCCAAGTGGGGCAAGGAGTCATCTCGGTCAACATCGATGATGTTTCTGTTGCACAGAACGTGTTTGCATCGATAGCACCAACACTATCGGTTGCTGTTGCTGTACAAGCTACTCCTGCACTGGTGACGTTCTCATCCGTCGCACCAGCTATCAACTTCCCCAGCACCATAACGGCCTCACCGGCGGTAGCTACGTTCACTGCCATTTCTGCTGGGCTTTCACTTGGTGGTGGAGTTGTGCCCAACGCGGCAACGACGACATTCAGTTCAGTGGCGCCGATTCTTCAAGTCCCAAACACGATAGTCTCTCCGGTCGCAATATTCTCGGCTACAGCAGTTCCTCCGGTTCCGAGTGGGGCAGGGGCAGTGGCCGTCCCTCCAGCAGTCTGGACTGCGACAGTCGTAGCCCCGTCTCTCAGCCGGATTGCTACTGTACCAGCAGGAGTCTTTACTGCGGTGGTGATTGCTGGGAATCCCTCGCTCACAATCCCGGTGCCATTCGCCACGATGACGACTGTTAGCACTCCTCCGGCTATCGCTTTTGGAGCGAGTGTCACTATCGCAGCTCTGACCGTTACCATGGCTGCGGTCGCTCCGACTCTGCTCGCTGGGCAGGGGGCCATTCTAACTCCGCAGGCAGCGATCTGGACGGCGACTGGCGTCGGGCCGTTCATCTTCATACACTCGTTCTATCCTGCGCCTCCGGCCCTCGCAACGTTCACGAGTGCCGCTCCGGGAGTTATCGCTGGGTCAGGGACTATCGTCGTTGTACCGGCTGCTACGGCTAGCTACGCTGCCGCTGCGCCGATCGTCGTTATCCCTGGCGGTGTTACAGTCCCGCCGGCATTGCTGACGATGTCAGCGCCTATCCCATCCCCAGGCATTGGCGAGTCCGTCACAGTTCCGGCGGGGGCATCAACTTTCGTGATAGTCTCTCCGGTGATCAATACCGGAACAATTGTCGGGGCTCCAGCCGGTGCTTGGCAGGCGACTTCGGCTACCCCCCAAGTCGCCATCCGGCTGGCTGCCCCGGCAGGGGTTGTTGCATACACCTCAACTGCTCCGACGGGCGGCGTGTTCCAGTTCGTGATCGCACCGATCGGCAAGGCGACTTTCCGATCAGTAGCACCATTGATCATCGGCGTCAGCGTCGGCACGGAGTTCACGTATACTCCGGGATCCATCTGGCAGCACTCGATGACTAGCGGCGATGCGATGCAGCCTCAGACCGGACGGATCGTTCAAACATACGAGAGGTTCTGATGCCTTACTCGATCACATTCGAGGACTACACCCCGCCACCGAAGTTCGATGGGCTGCCATGGACTGAGATCCACATTGAGGAGGCGCCAGTTACGACTGGGCCGTGGACTGAGATCGATGTGCAGCCCATCGTTCCACTCGACTCCGATCCAACGGAACCGATGGCGCGTGCCTTCACCACGGACAACGCGACGCTCATCGCTGGCTGGTATCAGATCATCTTCCACGATGCCGCCGCGTCCACGGCAGTTCCCACGACTCCGATCCAGAATGTTCCTGTTGATACGATGCCCTATCTGCCAACCTTGGCAGACATCGGTGCGCTCATGCACGCTAGGACGCTCGACACGACTGGGAAAGAGATCGCCACCTTCAACAATAACACGCGACCGACTGGAGACGAAGTCAACCGCCTTATCCTCCAGGCATCCGACGACGTGACGACTGCGATCGACACCGACATCCCTGCGGGCGCGTACCGCTACGCCAAGCAAGCGATCATCTACCGCACAGCGATGCTAGTCGAGCTGGGTTACTGGCCGGAGCAGATCAACACCGGCCGCTCGCCCTATCCCCAATACTCGGATCTGTTCAACGCTTTCTTCATCAACCTAGAAAGCGCCGTCAGTCGAGAGCGCGAAGAAGCAATCTCTGGTGAGGACACTGGCAGTCCAGGAATGGCTGTCTACTCCTTCCCGCCCGGGCCTTGCGCAGGGAGCATCCGCTGGTGAGCGCACTCACCTACAGCAGGTTCTCCGCCTCAAAGACAGAGATCGCAGCGATTGCTGCCAAGTACACCAAGATCGGTGAGAAGGTCGCCGACACGACTCCGGCTATGGATCTGATCGCAGACTATCTCCAGTTGATCTTCGAGAAGAACTTTGAGTCGTGGGGCAGGCGCAAGGGTGGATCTTGGCCAGCTCTGAAACAAGCAACGATCAAGAAGAAGCTAAGGCTGGTAGGTGCAGGTGGAGGGCATAGACTCCAAGGCGGGTATGCGTTCGGTGGAGGGTTCTTCATCCGGCCCAAAGGATCGAGTGGCGTCAAAGGTGTGTTCAGGCCTGCGCAAGGTGCCATCCATGTATACGAGCCTGTGCGCCTAACGGACAGATTGTTCAACGCTGCGAGTGGGAAGTCCTCCGAGACAGTCCGGCAGACGCTGCATAACAAGGCGCTGGTTGGAGTCGAAGGAATCCCGTACGCAAAGGTTCAGCGATTCGGTGGGGGCAACAAGATCCCGGCTCGTGACTACATGATGGTGGACGAGCAGGACAGGATCGAGATGCTGAGGATTCTGGAGACTTACATATTCCAGGTAACGATCGGCGGTCAGCGACGGCCCAAGGGACTGGGTGGCTTTGTCTTCGGTTGATATCTTTCTACCCATCAAGGATGGGACGCAGGTTGAGGAGGCCGTCACTGAGCAGCTCGCTGCCTGGATGCCTGTCTATCTGCGCGAGCTAGAGATCCAGCGCGGTTGGCCTGCTGACAAGCATCTACCAGCTGTGCGATCGTACACAACGTTCAGCCGCCTCGATCACTTCGATGAGCAGCAGCTGCCCGGAGTCGTGGTGTACTCTCCTGGGCTCAATGGCGCTCCGAAGATGGAGGGCAACGGCACCTACACGGCCGTCTGGAATATTAGTATTGCTGTCATAGTTTCAGCCATGGATCAAGCATCTACGAATACGTTGGCAAAAATGTACGCGGCTGCTGTGCGGAGCATCATGGTACAGAAGCCTAGTCTCGGTGGGTTTGCCGTTCATGTTGTCTGGCGAAACGAGAGCTATGACGATCTCGGATCGTCCGAAGGTGAACGGACATTCGCTGTCGGTGTTGGAGAGTTCGACGTGATGGTAGAGAATGTAGTCAACAAGATGGGAGGCCCGCGTACCTATCCATCCGCCGATCCGCCCGACCCGGTGCATCAGCCTGGCAGCCAGTGGCCAGAGGCGCAGGAAGTCGATGTCGATGTAGAGAAGGAAGGGGTGGCATGACGACAGTCAAGAACGTCGGCGCTCTGACTGACCTGGCCGATGGAAGCATCCTGGCGCCAGGAGAGACAAAGGACGTCACAGCGAAGTCGCTGGGCGACCCGTTCAACCAGCAGTTGATCGAGGAAGGACGCATCATGGTCGTTTCCGAGGAGCCTAAGAGCAAGAAGGGTGGTGACAAATGAGCAGGCCGGGAGTCGAGATTGCCCTGTTGGAAGAGCCGCCCGCAAGGACTCCTCCAATCGACACGGGCGTCTTCTTTGCGGTTGGCCCAGCACAAAAAGGGCCGACCAATGCTGCAGCTTTCCTCCGCAGCATGTCTGAGTTCGAGTCCATCTACGGCGATCGCATGACCTACAGCTATCTGTGGGATGCGATGGACTGCTATTTCAGGGAGGGCGGAAGTCGAGCGTACATCAGCCGCGTCGTCGGGCCTGCTCCGATCAACGCCACTCACAACTTCAAGGACGCATCGAACGCCGATACGATGACGGTCACGGCGAACAGCCCTGGAGTCTGGGGCAACAACATCACCGTCCAGATCACTGCCGGTTCGGTTGGTGGTACATTCGTGGTCAACGTGTTCTACAACGGTTTGCTTGTAGAACTCTCGCCGGATCTCCTTGCCGGCACGGATGCCGTCAACTGGTCGCAGTCGTCCGAGTACGTCATCATCACGGACATCGCGGCCAGCACGCTGGATCCAGCCGTCGTCGCAGCGACTGCGCTTGTCGGCGGAACGGACGACAACACGAACATCGTCGAGAACAACTGGACGACGGCTTACACCCTGTTCGACAAGGGTCTGGGGCCAGGCCAGGTCGCAGCTCCAGGCCACACGACGCAGGCGGGACAGACGGCTCTGCTCGCTCACGCAGACGCCAACAACCGAGTTGCGCTCGTGGACGCCATCGACTCGGGATCGAAGGCAACTCTGAAGTCGGCAGCTGCCGCGCTACAGGGCGCGGTGCCAGGGAATCGTCACGCAGCTCTGTTCGCTCCGTGGGCGATCGTTCCGGGCATCGTCGCCGGCACTACCCGCATCGTTCCGTGGTCGGCTATCGAGGCCGGCATCATCTCGCGTAACGACGCAAGCATGAGCCCGAACATCGCAGCAGCTGGTCTGGCGAACGGTCAGAGCGTCTACGCGATCGGACTCAGCCAGCCGCCGTGGATCGACGCCGACCGTCAGGATCTCAACGCCTCGTCGGTCAACGTCGTCCGGGCGCTGTTCAACGGAATCATGGCATACGGGTTCCGTTCTCTCGTCAATCCTGGCGGCGATCCGAACTGGGTGCCGTTCAGCAACAGTCGCCTCTTCATGGCGATCGTCGCCGATGCGGACGCCATCGCCGAGCAGTACGTGTTCGCACAGATCGACGGCAAAGGTCTCACCTTCAAGCAGTTCGGCGGCGATCTCTCGGGCATGATGATGACGTACTTCAACGAGGGCTCGCTGTACGGCAGCACACCAGACGCTGCCTTCTACGTGGACACCGGCGACACGGTGAACACGCCGAGCACGATCTCCAACCTGGAGATCCATGCAGTGATCTCCGTCAAGATGAGCCCGTTCGGAGAACTGGTTCACATCGACATCGTCAAGAAGCTCGTAACCGAAGCCGTCTAGGGGGTGAAGTAAATGGCAACATCGCAAGGCGGGCCGACCAGGAAGGACACCTATGTCGTCACCGTCATCGTGGATGGCATCACGCTGCTGGAGCCGTTCGACAAGATGACAGGCGGGGATTTGGACTCAGACGAGTTCAAGTATTACCCCGGCGGCATGGTGCAGCCGATCTCTCTGGGCGGCAAGGTCAACCCCAGCAACGTGGTCGTGTCTCGGTTGTATCGTCTGAACCGAGATCACACCAACTTGCAGCGACTCCTGAACGGGGTTGGCAAGGTCACGATGCGCGTTCTGAGGCAGCCTCTGGACATCGACGCCAACCCGTACGGGTCGCCGATCGTCTGGAACGGCATCCTCAAGCGAGTCACCGTGCCTGAGGTCGATTCGGAGTCCAGCGATCCAGGTCTGCTTGAACTAGAGATGACACCGGCGGGCAACCCGCACGTCGGCGGCTAAACGAGAACAGGGAGGGAGCGCCATGCCAATGCCAGAAGACGAAACGAGGATCCAGCCCATTGTGGAGTCGGAGCAAGAGCTGGAGCCAGAGAACGGACTTGTCTCGGACGGCGTGCAGCGGAACATCATGGACAAGCTGCGCGCTGTCCGCGATGAGCAGACAGAAGGCATCACTTGCTTCATCACCGTCCCTGGTTACAATGGCCTGCTGAAAGCAGAGTACAGTGTCCTGCCGGCGAGAGAGATGAGCCAGATGGGCAAGAAGGTCGAGCGGCAGTTCAAGGACAACGCCGATCGTCAGCTACACGGGCTCATCGATGTACTCATCTCTGCCTGTCGAGGTCTGTACTACGTCGAGGACGACGATGGACTGACTCCGATTGACCCGGATGAGTCCGGCTATCCTCTCACCTACACCGACCCTCGCACTGCCAATTACTTCCGACTGGGTGAAGCTCCGAGTGCAAGGGTCTGTTTGTTCGGGATCTTTCGCAACCAAGAGCCGAGCATCCTCGCCCACGGCATGAAACTGAGTCGTTGGTACGAGGATACGTCGAAAGATGTCGATGAGGGGTTCCTGGGGGAATAGGTGCCAGCGACGAGATCACGCAAGCCGCACACATACTCCTCGCTGGCGGAGATCCTCTGCGGTGGCTCAACAGCGAAGATGCCTTCGAGACGAACATAATGTATCAAGTCGCTATCAAGGCAGTCGAGATGCAGCGCGAGGTCATGTACGAGGATCTCGCACGTCGAATCGCAGCCAACGTGAGTAAGTTGTTCAAGAGGTAATCATGGCCGGTACTACTGACCAGATGTTGATCGAGCAGATCATCGTTGGCGGCGATAAGGTCGTTTCTACTCTCGCGGCCGAAGTCGCAGAGATGAAGGCACTGGAGCTGCAGAGTCTCAAGACTGCGGCGGGAGTAGGAGCGTCTCAGAAAAAGAGCTTCCTGCTCATGCAGACTCTCTTCACCGCTCGCCGCGTCTTGTACGGATTCTCGCTCGCGGTAGGCGCTACGGCGATCGGACTGCTCGATATGGGGTTCAAGTTCGACGTCATGATGCAGTCTTCGCAGCTCGCGTTCAGCGGCTTGCTACATTCGACGAGCCTGGCGAAGCAAGAACTCGACTTGTTGTTCCAGACGGCGGCACACTCGCCGTTCCTGTTCCAGAACCTGACACAGTCCGCTCGACTGCTGCTGGCGTTCGGGATGAACTTGAAGCAGACCAACGCCGTAGTCATGTCGAGCGCAAACGCGCTCGCCTATTTCGGCAAGACCGGAGCTGATCTGGAGAACGTCTCGGCGACATTCGGCAAGATCTACCAGAGCGGATACTTGATGATGCGCCAGGTGAGGCAGCTAGTCGTCGCCGGCATCCCTGTCTTCCCGGCTCTGCGCAAGGAGCTGCACTTGACCGATCTCCAGGTTCAGCAGTTCATGGCTGGCAAGCTGAAGATCCCGTCCGACATCGGTATCCAGGCTTTGCTCAACTACATGAACAAGAACTTCGGCGACGGCATGCAGCGATTCAGCAAGACCTGGACTGGTCGCTGGACAACTCTCAAGGACTACACACAGATGCTCATCGGCGGACTGATCCAGGGGCCGTTCAACTCCATGCTGGCTCGACTCGGCGTCATTAACGATGCCATGGCGAAGCTAATCGAGACATCCAAGACCAAGGGGTTTGGCGCGACGCTCCAGCAGCTAGACAGTATGCTGGGTGCAGGCGGAGGACTTGTTGGTGGGATCAATTTCCTTGTCATGGTGTTCAAGAGTCTCTGGAATATTCTCAAGCTGGTCTTCCCCGTCATGTGGAGCATGAGATACATTTTCGTAGCTGCATTCGCACCTATTTACGCGCTTGCGGTAATCGTGTTGTGGTTGACTCAGCATGCGCTGCTGCCTCTCAAGGTCATTCTCTACCCGATCGTGTTCGTGCTGCTTGTCCGCTACGTCATCTGGACGACGTACGCCTACATCGTGACGACGACGTATAAGGGAGCGGTGCTCCTGCTGAACATCGCGTTGAGCACCTACTACTGGATCCTGGGCAGATTGATCCTGGTCAAGCGCGCACTCGCACGCGCTACTGTTTTCCTCAACCTGGTGGAGAGGGTAGGCTGGCGCATGGCGATCCTGAACACCACGGCCGGCACCAGGTGGAATACGGCGTACAAGTATCTGGAGGCGCAGACCTGGCGACTCATCACTGCTCTCAGAGGACTGACTCTCGCCGAGATTATCGCAGGTGGCTGGGTCGTCGTCATCATCCTAGCCGTGCTCGCTCTCTACGCTGCCTTCGCCTACTTCATGGTCAAGTCCAAGGCGTTCCGAGACTTCATGCTGCACTACGGTGGCTTCATCATGCTGTTCCTGGGGCCATTGGCAGTCGTCGGCACAGTCCTGCTCATCATCGGCTATTTCGGGAAGTTGAAGGCCGCATTCTTCGATCTAGTCAATTTCGTGAAGAGTCACTGGCTCGATCTGCTTCTGTTCTTCGCCACTGGAGGGCTCGGCAATATCCTCTACCACTTCTGGGATCCAATCAAGAACGGGCTCAGCGATGCCGTCAACTGGATGAAGGGGATCTTCACCGACCTGTTCAACTGGATCAAGAGCCAAGCCCAGGGCGCGCTCGATCCTCGAAACTGGATCCCATTCGGACTCGGATCTCTAGTCGGTGGCAAGGGCCACGTGGGCTTCAGTTGGACTGACTTGATCAAACTTCCATTCGCTGGGTTCTGGGCTGAGGGTGGCGTAACCAAGCAACACGGATATGCAGTTGTGGGCGAGCGTGGCCCGGAACTGGTCTGGTTGCCCGGAGGAGCAAATGTCCGCCCACTCGCGCCGATGCCGGCGGCGGCTGGCACCCAGCAGCTCCAGGCAGGCGGTGGCCCGAGACAGCTGACGGTTCACGTTCCAGTCATGCTCGATAGTGGAGTTCTCGCTAACTCGACAGCCAAGCTGATGCTCGACCAGATGGCGAGGGCATGATGGCGTCTCCGCAACAGTACATTACGATCCGATCCGCGAGCGGCTCCGTCTCGGCTCTGCTCGATGACACGACGCCAACGGTCACGGACGGTTATGGTGGCTGGCAGGAAGTCCAGCGCGCTCGCCGGACAGCCTACGTTGATTGGCCGGGGAAGAACGCGCTCAAGATGCAGATTGGCATTGTGTTCGATGGCTTCGCTGCCGACAAGGATGTGTCTGGTCAAGTCAAGACGCTAGAGAGCATGGCTCTGCCGATCGACGGGACACTCGCTCCTCCACATGTCACCCTCGCTGGGTTCGTACCACATACAGATCTGACATGGGTTATCGACACCATCACCTGGGGAGATACCAACAGGAACGAGAAGGGCATCCTGGTTCGGCAGAAGTTGACCATCATGTTCTGGCAGTATGTGCCCGAGGACATCATCGTGAAGTCTCTGGCTAGTAAGACTCGCGCATCGTCCAAAGCCAAGAGCACCGCCTCGAAGGGCACGCCCACGCGCAGCTACAGCCGGACGACATACGGTTACAGTCCTTCAACTACCTCGACTGCCGTGGCCACGACTCTCTACGTCGCCAAGGCAGGCGACACCCTGAACTCGATCGCAGCGAAGCAGCTTGGCGACTACAAGCGATGGACGGAGATCGCCGACTTGAACAATCTAACTAACCCATTCACGCCATTCAAGGGTGGAGAGAAGCTCAAGGTGCCGATCAGCTAATGGCCTTCTCTCCTCCCAAAGGTGGCGGCGGTGCTACGCCAGCGCCTCCCAAGACGACTGTTCCTCTCAGCCCTAATTCGCCGGTGGATCGTGGCGCAGGAAACAAGCCAGCCGATAGCTGGGGCATGGCGACGGACATCGGTGATCTTTGGGTCTGGGTCGAGGGCAACAAAGTCGAGAACATCCGGGAGCGCGTGATCGCCGACGGAGCCAAGATCAAGCTCACGATCGACGGCGCGCATACCGTGACAATCTCGCTGGACGACTACGACCGGAAGATCCTACGAGGCAAGAACATCATTCGCCACAAGTCGCAGGTCTTTCTCCAGAGCCGCTGGTGGACGCTCGTGCAGGGATCGAAGAATGGCGACCAGCTCGATCTCACTTTCGAGGATGCCCACACCGCCAACCTGCGCACGTACGGCAAGCTGCTCCTACTCCCGAAGACTTGGGGCAGCCGATGCCAGTTCATCTGGCGCCTCGTTCTGGAAGCAGCCGCTACCGACAAGAGTCTCAACTACGAGGCTCCATGCGCCGGAAAGAATATCCCACAGAAATTGATCAACTCTGTTCTCGGACTACAGACGCCTAGCTCACCTTACATCCGTGACCCATACGTCTCGGTGAAGCCAGCGACTAAGAAGACCATCTACGTTGATGGTGTTCCGGCGAACTCTGCACAGATCGACATCATCAACACGATCATGGATGTCTGCTCCTCGATGAACGTCCGGCGTAAGGTCGCGGTCACCGTCATCATGATCGGGATCCACGAGTCCACTCTACGCAATTTGGAGTTTTCCCAGAGCCCCGTGAGCATTCTGACCGGACACCCGCATCGAGGAGTCTGGCAGCAAGATCCGTTCTACTGGCCCGCGAGCGGCAATGTGCGCACGGACGCGATCGGTGATGGAACGCACAAGGGGGCGGTCGCGGCGTGTAACGCGGTAGACAAGCAGTATCCGAATGTCTCGGTGAACGAGCTGGCTAACCGAACGCAGGTTGTGAGCGGATACGACTTCTTTGGTAGGGGTGGCGAGTTCCGCATCGAGGCCGAGCGCATTGTTACTGCCTGGGGCTGGTCGGGAGGCGACATCACGACTACGCTGCCCAAGAGCCAGCAGCCAAAGAGTGGTACGGCCATCACGGCTGGAGCAGGCGGGCAGCCATTCGGCAAGGTGCCGGATATTCCTCCGACCTTCCTGACGGCCGGCAGCAGCGGAGGCACTAACTCTCAATGGCATCGTGGTGCGCCCCGATCAAAGAAGGGCGTACGCCGGTTCGAGAACGAGAACAGCTGGACATGTATCCAGCGGATGGCGAGCGAGGTCAACTGGTACGCTTTCATGTTGGGTGACTATCTCGTGTTCGCTCCGGGCGATTGGCTCTTTGCCAAGCCGGTGGACTTTACCTTCAAGGAGTTTGAGCAGGGCGTTAGTTACATCGACTTCGACTACGATGTCAACAAGATGAACGCTACATGCACAATACACACTCGGATCGAGGAATGGCCAGTCGATCCTGGTAACGTCATCAAGCTCGAAGACATGGGCATCGTGGATGGCGACTGGCTGGTGAGCGCGTACGAGCGCAGCTTGTTCAGCCATGAAGTCACCGTTACCTGCATCAAGCCCAAGCCGAAGTTCCCCGAGCCGACTACCACTAGCAATATCTTCCAGCCTGGCACTACCACCGGTGGCGAGGTTGTCCCACCGGCCACAAGCCCGATCGTCGGCGACGACATTCGTCACTCGATCGCTGCTTGGGCGGTCAGCGGGGCGAAGGGCCCACCGCCATACTACCGCTCACCTTCAGATCCCATCAACAAGAAGCCCGGTTTCTGGCCGGAGAGGATGGACTGTTCCGGGTTTGTCATCCAGTGTTACTGCTGGGGCAGCAAGCTCAAGGAGAAGTACGATCCCTGCCAGAACAACTGGGGTGGAGGAAGCACTGCGACTATGTATCCCAATGGCAGAACGATCCCCCAGGGCCAGGCGCAGATGGCCGACGTGGTCATCTGGTCGAACGGCCCTGCTGTCGGAGGCGATCACGAGCACACGGCTGTCTTCATCGAAGACTGGAATGGGACTGCGACTAAGATGATTAGTCATGGTGGAAGCACGCCAGGGCCATCCCAGACTACCTTCGGCGACGAGAACGACTGGCAGATCCTCCATCACAGTGCCAGACCAACCGTCAAGAACTACATCGACTAATGCCACAGACTCAACAACTCGTCGAGCTACTGAAGCCTGATAACCAGGAGACTATAGACTTCAGTGGTGCTTGGTACGCTGAAGTTGCAGTCGATGTCCAGGACTTTAGCGATCCAATGTGGGTACTCATTCCTGACTTCAGTGACACTCTTGTCTGGGGCCCATGCGTCTGGCAGAGCCGCGACGCGCAGAGTCTGCCGCACCAAGGAGATCTCGCGCTCGCGATCTACGACAACCGACGCAATATGTGGATCCCATGCTGGTGGCCTTTCACCGACAACACTAGCTCAGCGGTGCGCCCTCCGAACCCCAGCTCCAAGTATCCTCCCAGCACTGCTCCTCCGGCTAGTGGGATTCTCAAGTCGGTCGGCGGCCACCCGGTCGAGCAGAGAATCCAGAAGGGATCGGGCGAGGGTGGCGGGGCTGGAGTCCCAGTCACGTCATCGGTACAGCGCGGAGTCATCCACGACACCGAGGGTGCCGGCGACTACAATGGGCAGATAGACTTCATGGCGTCGGCATACTTCCCCAACTTCGCGATCGGGACGGACAACGGACAAGTCCGCATCACTCAGTTCGAGCCGGTCGGTGTCTCATCCGACGCGACGGCAGCCCACGACTTCGAGATCATGTGTCAGATCGAGATCATCGCGCCGAGCGGAGCAGCGAACTACACGACAGGTCAGTGGCGCTCTTGGCTCACCCCGATCAAATCTGCTCTGCAAGGGCTGATGGGCAGCGTCGGCGTCCCGATGACGTACCGAGGCGCTCCAGCCAACCGAGGGCAGAACTGGGCGCAGTCTGGCTGGTTCGGGCATATTGACGTTCCTGACAACGACCACACCGATCCGGGAACAGGTTTCCCATGGAGTGACTATCTATGAGAAGTAAGGACGTACTGACTCCCCACATCTCGATTCCCTTCACGATGCTGGCCTGGGGAGTCGGCGGTGTGGACGTGAACGAGCAGGATACGCTGGATGATGTCTACGACTGCGTACAAGCGGTCATCCGCTGCCCTGAGAACTGGCGGCCGGAGTTGATGGCGTTCGGAATCGCCGACCAGACGTTCACGCAGAACGAGATCGACCTAGGCGAGATCGCCGACAAAGTGAGCGTCTGGGAGCCTCGGTCGGAAGTTCTCTACGAGCAGGCCCTGAGCGGGATCACATTGCTGGATGACATCGTCAAGGCGAGAGTCGCTAGAATCCAGACTGGAGGCTCCAGTGCCTAGTTATCTCAGCCCGCCTATCGAGACTGACCCGCAGATCCTGGCGCAGGACAGCTTCGACTTCCTCCAAACGGAGTATCCTGGCTGGATCCCTGCCGAGGGCAACTTTGAAGTCTGGTTGATCGAGTGCATGGCCCGGATGATCGGGCAGCTCCGAGACATCACCAGCCTCGTACCTACGGCCATCTTCAAATACTTCGGTCAGACTTTGATGGGGATCGTCCCTGTCGAGGCGAGCAACGCGACCGGCTACACGACCTGGACGATGATTGACGATCTTGGCTACACGATCCCTGCCGGAACCCAGATCCAGATACGTGATGCCTCAGGCAACTACTACCCATTCGAGACCAACGTTGACTACATCGTAGCTCCGGGCAACACCGTCACTGACACTGCTGCCGTAGGTATCACGGCCGTCTTCGAGGGCGCTGCTAGCTCCGGGCTCACCGGCGATGCTGAGCTTCTGGACATCCTCGCGTTCGTAGCTAGTGTGACCGTCGAGGGACAGACGATGGGCGGCCAGGATGGACAGACTGACGACGAATACCTTGACCACCTAGTTGAGCAGCTCCAGTTGATGGCTCCGCGTCCGATCCTCGCGCCGGACTTCGCCGCCATGGCCAAGAACATCGCTGGTGTCTGGCGAGCCGTCGCGATCGACGGTCTGGTGCCTTCAGTTAACGAAGTCCAGCGTGTTGCTGTAGACGCTACCGCAGGGACTTTCACACTCACCTTCGGCGGGCAGACGACAGCGGCGCTAGCCTTCAACGTCACAGCGGCTGCTCTTCAGGCAGCACTAGCGGCGCTATCCAGCATCGGCCCCAACAACGTGGCGGTAACGGGTGGGCCTGGGAACGCAGGCGCGACGACACCATACAGCGTCACATTCATCGGCACACTAGCCGGAACCAACGTTGCCCAGATGACATCGAACGGGACGCTGCTGACGGGTGGAACGACTCACACTGCCACAGTGACCACGGTGACTGCTGGAGTTGCGACTGCGTACAACGTCGAGCGGTATGTGTCTGTATTCCCGGTGGACGAGTTCGGGCAGCCAGTCGCCGGTAACGTCAGGACGACACTAGCGAGCTATCTCGACAGCCTGCGTGAAGTCAATTTCGTAGTCCCGGTGGTGGATCCGAAGTATCAGGAATTTGATGTCCAGGTCGAAGTGGTAGCGAATCCTGGCACCGACAAGGTGGCGCTACAGGCTGCTGTTGTCGCTGCTCTTCAGAGTTATCTCGATCCATCCAAGTGGGGTGTGCCCCTGAACGACAGCACCGAGTGGCTGAACGATACGCACCTACGCTTCCTGGAAGTTGCCCAGGTCGTCAACAACGTGATCGGTGTCAACTACATCGTCAACCTAACGACGGCGCTCCATAACGGATCGCCCAACGTCGTAGACATCGCTATGCCTGGCGACGTGGCCCTCCCGACTGCTGGCTCGATCGTGGTGACGGTGGACTAATGCCGCCTGGAGCAGCCCCACAGACAGCGATTCTCGATGCCTTCAACCGTGCTGACTCGGGATCACTCGGGTCGGCTTGGTCATCGCCTGCTCTGAGCGGAGAAAGTTCCCTCAAGATCGGTGGCAATAATGCTGTAGGATACATTGGGCAGAACATTCCTTGCTCTAGTTACTACAACACATTATTGAATGCTGCTGGTGGCGCTGAGTGTTACATAGACCTAGCGAGTTTCACCGGAGGAGCCAACTTCCAGTTGATCTTTGGTCTTACCTCGGTAGGGAATGGATGGCGCTTCGTCTGTGATCAGGCGAATGACATCTACCGGCTGAACCGAATGGTCGCCTCAGCGGACACGACGATCGCATCGAACAACGGAGGCACCTCAAACTGCACGAGACTCTGGGTGTACTTCGAGCCGTCCGGTACGACCGGCATGCAGATCTGGTGCTATGCATGGAACAACTCCACTGGTGCCTGGGTTCTGCAATGCAACTACACTGATACCTACTGGGGTGTCGTCAGTAATCAGTACTTTGGTTTGAGGATCTCAGGGAGCTATTCTGTAGCCCTAGACAACTTTGGTGGTGGCTCGCTCGGCGTCAGAGGGCAGGCAGCCCCAGCCGTCGCTACGGCGTCGGCCATCCCGGCGACGACGTTCAAATCTCTTTCAGGGATCGCTGTCCCGGCTGTTGCAACGGCCGCGTCACCGAGTGCTAGTCCAAGGATGGCCCCGGTAGCTGCGGCGGCTACCTCGACTGCGGGAGCGTTGCCAGCAAAGAGCAAGATGGTCGTCAACGCAACGTACGCTACGGCTACGGCGACATCGGCTGTCGCAACAGGATCGACTGTCATCCCAGTCTATCCGCCAATCAAGCCGCCGACACCTGCGCCACCACCGCCACCGCCAGATCCGCGAGACGTGCCGGCACTCGATGGGCCGTTCACGTACATCATGTACAACGCGATGCTGCCGCTCGCCTGGGCCGACGAGAGTCTTGGCTGGCCAATGCTGAACTTCTTCAAGTCGATCGCTTACACCGTCCATGAGCCGTATGCGCTGGCCGTCGATCCTGGCTGGCAGCTCGTCGTGGACATCAACAATGTGCCATCGAAGTTCCTGGACTGGCTGGCGCAGTTCGTAGGGATTCCGACGATCACGTTCACCAACCAGACGAATGATGTCAAGCGCGCCGAGATCCTCGACGCTCCAGGCTGGCATCGTGGAACGCGCGCTCGCATGGTCAAGGCCGCTCAGGCAACGCTGACAGGGAACCAGAACGTGTTTGTCTATGAGCGGTATGACCCCAACTTTCCCGGACAGGATCGAGCCTACCACATTACGTTCATCACCTACGCGAGTGAGACGCCTAGCTCAGCCAGCACCCTCGCGGCTCTGACGGCAGCCAAGCCGGGTGGGCTCCAGATGACGCTGCTGTCGAGAGCCGGACAGATTTGGATGTGGTTCCGAGATCATTATCCGCCAACAACCTCGCGGACATGGGCGATTGCCAAGTCGGATTACGCCGACTGGGAACATGCCCGTGACGTGACCTACTACTAGGAGGGACAGTGGGATCAGTTACAACTCGACTCCAGCTGCCCTACCCCGCGCTGACTGACACGGCAGACGGGCCAGCGGCGTTCCAGGCGCTCGCGGTCGCACTCGATAAGGCTGCCATCGATGATCAGGGTGCGTTCAGCGCGAGGCCGGTCAGCACGCCAGGTCAGCCAGGCATCAAAGGACGCTATTACTGGGCTACCGACCAGGCAATTCTCTACCGCGACAATGGCACAGGTTACGACCCTGTCACGATCTCTGCGCCGGTGGATGGTGACCCGGACGTTCCCAGCTTGCGCACGATGGGCCCAGGCAGTCACCAGGCATGCGCAGGCGACGATCCCCGGCTGAGCGACCAGCGGACTCCGCTCGACAATTCCGTCACCGGCCCAAAGGTTCACACAAGCTTGAAGCCGTCAGGTGGCGCTGCTGCCTCGACTGAGGCGCTGCGCGCTCTCGGCTCGGATGCGGGCCTAGCCGCTCCGGGACAGCACGCGACGTACCATCGGCCATCCTTCAACGGCGGCGTGTCCCCGATCGACTACACGCTCGTCAATTTGTTCGGTACAAAGAACCAGAGAGTGCTGCGCGATCCAACAACAGCACCAAGCCTAACCTGGTACGAGACGGACACCGGCGACTTCTACATCTCAAACAGCACAATATGGATCCGTATCCATCAGGCTGCGATTCAGGGGCCGTCGTACTTGCCCATCGCCAACTTTCCTCCGGCTGGATCGACAGACGGGCAGGAAGTCTATATCATCATAGACCAGCGTACCATCTGGCACGTCCGCTACGACGCGGCTGAGCCCAGCCAGTACAAGTGGAAGTGCATCGGTCGTCAGGAGCCAATGTACGCAAACGCATCTGGTGCTATCCCTCTACCTGCTAGTCCTGCGGCGGTATGTCAGGTTCAGCTGCCGCGCTCAGGCGAGTACCGGCTAGAAGCAGGTGGTGTATTCGATCGGCCGGCATCGGCAGTAGGCGGAACACATCTCAATCTCTACACCGGCATCGGTGGAGTCCAGGGAATCGGCGGTGAGGGCTGGCTGGACGCGACCAATGGCCATACAGCGCAGACAGTTGAAGTTGCGAACGATTACGCCCCGGCCGCCACTGCACAGTCGGCTGCCACATTCGCCTACGGTGCCAACAATGACCCCAGCAGCCCCGTCAACGTCATTAAGGCTTGGCTGAAGGCGTTCCCCATGAGGCTCTCGTGAACGACGTTCAACCGCCCGAGGATAACCCCAACAGGGCAGAGCGTGCAGCTGACGCGGCTAGTGGTGGTGGAATTGGCATCCTAGTCGTCTGGATCGCGTCTCTGTTTGGTGCTGAGCTTCCGCCAGCTGCGGCAGCGACGCTGACAACCTTCATTATTATTCTAGCAGCCGCTCTTGGAAGGAACGGTATCCGAGGAATAGCGGTCAAGCTCTGGCGCGGTGCAAACGGAGACAGCAAATAGTTATCGCATCGCGTACGCCATTTGGGTCAGCTCATTCGAGAGTCGAGTGACTGCCGATTTGGCGTACGCGGTGTCGGGTTTCTTGAGTCCCCAAGTGGCGATGTAGATGCGGCGAGCCGACAGATAGCTCTCCTGTTCCTCCCACCACTTGTCCCAGATCAGGCTCGCGCCCTCCACCTTGTCCTCATCGGTGATCGGCCGCCAGCCTACCTTACTTGAGTCCTTCGCGCTCCACCCGGCCAGGGATTGTCGCAGGACGTGGATTGTCCGCTTGCACCGGCGCTTGTCTGCCGCTAGCTCGTCGGACGTTGCGTCACCGCCCAGTCGGCGGGGGATGTCGAAAGCCACCAAGATGCGACAGGCAGCCGTCTGGATCCGCGCGATCTCCTCGCTCGCGAAGGAATCGCTATTGAGATCGGTGTCTACGTCTAGGCCCGGCTCGAACCACGTCTCTAGGAACATTGCTGCAGCCTCCTGCAATCCTTCGAGGGATAGGATGAACTCCGACCTGGGTTAGCACCTACGAGGGATTGCATGGCCATGCAGCAAAGCCGGGGGCGCACCGACTATTCCTCCGCTCCGCAGCCCCGGTAGGACATCCAGGCCTGCCACCGCTCCTGCGACCAGGTGGGATTCGGGATCACGTGGATCTCGTTCCCGAGCACGTACGACATGTCCAATGCCGTCAGGATCTTGTCGGCAATACTCAGGTTCGTGCACCTGAACTGGCTCATCAAGATCCTGCGAACGATTCTGTCATCGATCCCTGCTAGCTCGGCAACGACTGACGTGAAGGAATACTGCGCTCTGTGGCTGTACTCATCAATGTGGTAAGCATCCCACTCGTCGGCGACCCGACGGAGGACTGATGCTAGCTCCTCCGTCGGGACAACCTGAGGATCGGACTGGGTATAGTTGGGCTCCCACCCAGCCTCCAGCTGCTGCCGAATACGTCGGACGCGGTGGTAGTAAGCAGACCCGTGCTTGTACCCGTCCTCGCTCACAGGATGCGCAGCTCCTTCTTGGGCTTGAAGCGCCGGTTCTCCTCGATCGCGTAGGGGAAGTCGCATTGACCCTCGACCTGCTCCCAGCCCTGGAACTCGCACATCTTGGTCTTCTCGCAGGTGATCTTGATGTAGGGCTCCAGCCAGGGGTGGGCCTCGACTAGCAGCCTACCCATCTCCCGGAAGCAGTACACGATTTCGTGCTGGAACATCGTACACGCCCGGTAGGCGTAGGTGGCAATGAACTCCCGAAGCGGATACTCGCACTGGATGTAGTTAGTGGTGCCTTCCGGCAGGATATAGCGAGCGTCCTGATAGCTCACGTCGTGGATACAGGCGACCCGATACGCCTCATGCGCCGCCGCGAGTGCCTTCAGGTAGGCGTCACGGACAGGGATAGGCGCTCGCCAGATTGACTCTGGCATCCGGGCCTGGGGCTGCGTCCCGTACCACGTAGCTCGCTGGCTCTGTTGGTGGAACCCAGCCTTGCGCGTCCGTACGAGCTGGTGAGTACAGCATCGGGACACGCCAGTGATCTCAAAGACGACAACCTGGGTCTCAAGGGAGGCTTGTAGACCTCCCTTGAGCATTTCGTCCCAGTCCGCCATCTCACCAGGATTGTCGATGTCGAGCCCCGTGGTCGCCCTGAGCGCACGGCTCTGAACAGCACGGAAGTCTTCCTCGTTGATCCCTTGCACGAGACGCACCTGGATGTCGTCTACGCCGACCGAGATACGACCGTTGTCGAACGGACTGTTGTGAGTCCCTTCCCTGTTCTTGGAGTGGCGGTTGAATGCCACGTCCCTGCCCAGAGGAGTCTCGTGGTAGTCCATCGACGCCCGGCTCGGATGGTAGTAGGCGTACTCCTGGTCAACTGTCTCGATATAGATGAGATGCGGATCCATCGCTAACCCTTCTGGCTGACGATGTTCTTGCCTGCCTTCGACTTTAGGAAAGCAGATTGCCCTTTCGGATCGAGCTTCTTGGGCGCGACCCTCTTGATTGCTGTTGCAGGCGTGGCCATGAGTCGGACAGCAGCCTTGCGTGCTTTGCTGTCCACTGCTGCCGTCTGCTCGACGCCACCGAAGCCGATGTACGTCTCGCCCTTCTTGTACATCTGCCCCTTGACGCGGGGCGCGGTGTACCGCCAAGAGATCTTGCAGATTCCCGGTAGGCTGAAGTCGTAGCCGTCGGAGATCTCCTCTTCTGCGATCTGCGCGAGCGCATCCATTACGCTCTTGGACAACCCCGGCTTGACGCCGGTCAGCTCCTCGACGGCTTGTGCCAGCTCTGTCTTAGACAGCACTTTGCTCCCTTCTCGTTGCTTTTAAGGTGCCCGGCCCATCCAGTAGAGATAGCCGCCGTTCGTATAGCAGCCATTCCCTCCTAGACCGATGCGCCGGATGACGCGATATTGCTGCCATGGTGTGGCGTTGTACGCTTCTGATGGGTAGCCGGGATACTTGTACTGATCCCATGCTCCGTAGTAGAACCCGAAGGCACCTTGATACGTTCCACTGTTGTGCCTCCAGTTCAGCTGCGTCTCGCACATCCCGACGGCCCAGTACAACTTCGGCAGCCATCGCGGACGCTGGGGGATGCTGAACGTGCTCGCTGTTGCGACTGTCGTGAGGGCGAACCCCACGATGATCATGGCGGCGAGTCGCCTCATTAACCTCCAGTGTTTGGGGGTGTCTACGCATCGGGGTCAATCACCCACATCTTGCTTGCCTTGACCTCGCGCGCAGCTCTGAATCCGCGCTTCACGCCCTGGACTACTACAACGTCCTTGTTCAGGCGCAGGCCCCACAGAGCCTTTCGGAAACCCGGATACTTGTAGCGGTCTACACGTACCGACACTAGCTCCGTGCCGTCGTACCCGGCCATGATCATCCACTCGTTAAGATCAGGCCGGTCGATCGTCTCTGGGTCAACTTCGACTCCACGGGCCTTGTTGATTTCCCAGATGTCACGAAGGTTCCTTTGGACTATGACCCCTATCCACGTAACCTCCGTGTCCCGCCCGCGCTCGTACGGCACTTCCAGCGCGGTATGGGTCGGCTCCGGTACGCCCAAGTTGGGCAGTTCGGTCTTGACCTTCTGGATCAAATTGTCCAGGGTGTAGATTCCGAATACGTCCGGTTGGCTGACCCAATCTTGTATCATGGCCGCTGTCTTCGGCCCGAATCCTGATATGCGCTCGATCTCGCCCCACTCGGTGAGGCTCATGGAGTCCCGTCCCTCGATCAGCGCAGCTGCCTTCTTCTCGCCGATGCCGGGGATCTGGAGCAGCCCACCATGGAGCGTCCGAGTATGGTTGTTGTACGTCCAGGTTAGCTCCGTCTGGTCGAAGCGTGGAGCCTCCACTAGGAAGCCGTGCCTGACCACATCTCGGAGCGCGACCGTCTCGGGGTCAATCTTGGCCTTGGAGACAGCCGAGGCTTTCGTGTTCCCGCGAGAGCCGGACGAGTTAGCCGACGATCGCGCTGATACGCCTCTCAGGAGCCACTTGTACCAGACCCCTTGGTGGTGCGCTTTGAAGTGCCCGTCCCACCAGGCGATCGTTCCGTAGGAGATTGTGTGGGCGGCGTTGAAGGCGTAGGAGCCTGCGGTGATGCAGTCTCCCCAGATTGCTTTCGCGACCCCCTCAGAGATTTCAGGTACGTCCATACGTTCATGTGCTGTACTCGCTCCTTCCCAGAATCGTTCCCATTGTCGGTTAAACTCCTGGTCGCCGAGTTTCTTGCTGATGATGCGACGGATGTGCGCAGCGTGTGTCCAGTCGAAGTTGCCGATTTCGCGCACGATGCGCAGGATCTGCTCCTGGTAGATTATCTGGAAGTAGGTGCCGGCCGTGATCGCCGCCAGCGCAGGATGCGAAACCGTCGGCTTGATGATGCCTCGCTTGATGTCGATGTAGCTCTGGGCCGATCCATTATGGAGAGGCCCTGGTCGAGCAAGTGCTGTAATGTCGCAAACCTCTCGGAAAGTGTCAGGGTGAAGGGCTCCGTTGATGGATCGCACTGCTCGCCCCTCGAACTGGAAGATCCCCGTGACGTCGTTCTCTTTGAATAGCGCAATGACTTCATCGTCCTCCGTCGGTATGTTGTAGAGATAGCTGACCGGCTCTCCTATGTCCCGACAGCAGCCTGCCAGACGATCGAGCGCGTTCAAGCGCAGGTAGTCTAGTTTGAGCAGACCCAGATACTCGGCGTCGTACTTATCAATACCAACGACCTTTCTGACTCGATCCTTGACGACTCGGGTGATGACGGAGCACACATCGGTAATGGGGCCGTTCGACACAACCACACCAGCAGCGTGGACTCCGAACCCTTTGGCATTGCCCTCCAATCTGGTTGCCGTCGCCAGGTTCGGAAAATCCGTGAGAACCTTCGAGGCTTGTTCGAACTGCTCAAAAGTATCCTCGATGGTCGCCGAGGCGCGAAGATCACCGCTACTTCGTTCGATGAGGACATCTTTCACCTTCTCAACTTCGTAGATTGGGATACCATAGACGCGCGCCGTGTCGTCGAGCGCCAGTCTGGACTTGTACATCGTAAAGGTACCAACATCGCTGACACAGTCGCGACCGTAGCGGTAGATGAGGTAGTCCACAACTTCATGACGTCTCTCTGCCTCGAAGTCCACGTCGATGTCAGGTAGATCCTGCCGGGAGATGTCGATGAACCTTTCAAACACAAGATGGTCAAAGAGCATTGGATTGACCTCAGTGATGCGGAGTATCCAACACGCCAGTGAGGCGGCGGCAGATCCCCGAGCCGGGCCAACCGCAATTCCTTTGTCTTTCGCCCAGCGTAGAGAGTCGCTGACAATAAGAAAGTAGTCAACAAAGTCCTTCTCCTCGATGATTCCCATCTCATAGCGCAGCCTTTCCGCGTACCGCTCGCGCTCGGGACGAGGCAGCTTGTGGCACTCGCGCTCTCGCCATCCCTGCCTCAGCCACTCGCGCCAGGTAGCTATCGAGTCCTTGGTTGGAAACCTTACCATCGGCAGCTTCGGCAGCTCGACCTGACACCGCTGCGCTATCTGCTCCGTGTTGAGGATGGCGTCGATTGCTTGCTTGCGAGGCACACCCGTAGCTACGAGTTTGCGCAGGATCGTGTTGTCGTTAGGAGCCACGCAGAGATCGGCGTTGTAGCCCCAGCCACGGATCTGCTCCTCCAGCGTCTGCTGCTTGCCCGGCCGGACGTTGTGAAGGATCTGTTGTAGCTCCTTCTCGGTCGGCACGGTGTAGTGGCAGTCGAGCGTTACAACGAGCGGGATGTCTGTCTCCCGAGAGATGCGAGCTAGAGCTTCATTAGCCAGGCACGTTTCCTTGAGTTCAGGAAATGCCTGAATCTCGATGTAATACGAGTCTCCGAAGGTGGATTGAAACTTACGAGCCAGGCTTCTAGCTCTCCCGTAGGAAGCATCCGCAACATCAATGCCTTTCCCTCCCATGAGGCTAGTGAAGAGAAGCGAACTTTGGCATCCACTAAGTACAATGAGTCCGCGTTTCTTAGCGGATAGCATCTGTCCAGAAACAGTTGGGTTGTGATAGAACCCTTCGGCATTGGCCTCTGAGACAAGGCGTAGGAGGTTTCGATACCCCTCCTGCGTCTCAGCCAAGACCGTGAGATGGTTCTTACTTTGCTTCCTGTTTTCATCATCTATGGGCCCGCAGTAGAACTCGCACCCGAAGATGGACTGGATCCCCTCCTTACGCGCAGCTTGCTCAAACTTCGCATGACTGAAAACATTTCCGTGCTCTGTGAGGGCGAGAGAGCCCATACCAAGCTCATTCGCCCTGCGCACGTGCGCCTCGGGCAGCGCATATCCGTCAAGGAAGGAATAAGTAGAGTGGTGATGAAGGCTTCGGAACCGCATGTCTCGCACGCGAACAGGCACGCGAGCTGTCCTTTTCTCCTTCCGAACCAATGCTGGTTGTTCGCCATTGGAACATTCCTCCTTGTGTCGATCGCGTCCGCTGAACGCGCTGATCCCCGAGTCGCTGAGCGACTTCTTGAAATCTCTCCTGATGACCCCTGTCTTACGCTTCGCCATCCTCGAATCCTCCCCAATGGTCTACGATGCCGTCGGTGTTCTGACGCCCATCGATTGCGACCATGTAACGGATCTGGCCCGATCGGTACCACTTCGTCTTGCCCGTGAATTCGTCCTCATCCTTGGTAACGAGATCCTCTGGCTGATAGATAAAAATGGCTACGGTTGTCCGGCCCTCGTGCTCTATCGGGATGAACCGCTCAGCCAGGATCTTTACCGGCCGATTGAACGTAATCATCCCGTGGAGTAGGACGGACTGCCTGTATCCTTTCTTGTTCATAGTCGCGTCAACTGACTCACGACGACGAGGTTGCGATCGCTCAGACCCATGATCATGCTGAAGTTCTCTTCCAATCTGAGATGCCTCGGCATCGAGCCATCGTAGTAGGAGTTGTCCAGTAGGTTCTTCCACGTCTCGACTGTCCAGAACGTTTTGTGGTCGAGATCCTGATAGGCGAGCTGCGACCCATACCAGGGCACGACTACGTTGAGCACTCCCTGCGGGCGAAGGACGCGCTCGATCTCATCGAGCATGAACATCAGCGTCTCTCTATCCAGATGCTCCAAGAAATGTAGAGCGAACACCGTGTCTACGGATCCAGTGTCGTAGTCGGACAACATCGGAGCGCGCCACCCATTCTCCCAGCTTAGGTTGTCGGCACCGTTCAAGTTCTTGTACCCAGAGCCGAGGTTGAGAACCTTGTACTTGCCGAGCAGCGTCGGCTCGTAGCCAGGTGCTCTGCGATCCATGCCGACAGAGAACAGCTCTAGCAGGTCGCGCGGGATCGGGTGCCATTTAGTCTCTATCGCACCCATGGCCATTCTCCGTTTAGGTTCTGATTGCGTAGCTGAATGAGACAGAAAGCTGAATAGTTGATGACGTCCACTAGCTCGGCTTCCGCTTCTGCGAGATCCGGGCTGCGCTCCATGAGGAGAGCGAACGCCCGCTCAGCTTTGGCGAATACGTGACTGACCATTCCGCGTGCTCCCGACCGGCGCCAGACATCCTTGCGCTTTTTCTGTCGCTCGTTCATGATCTGTCGGCAAGCATTCATGACGTCGTTCCACTCGTTGTCGGTCATCGCATACCTCCGGCCAGCTCGATCTGCGAGCCGACGGCGTGGGCCCAGTTCTCATTCTCGTCCGTGACCAGGCTCTCGACCACCGCTGCGATCTCGTGCCTGGATAGAAAGCCCATCGGTGGCTCTGCGCTCGCCCAGTAGGCGTAGGCGTCTTCCATGCCGATGTCCCGGTAGCGCGCGATTCCCTCGACAGTGACCTTGGTCATCGGAGAATCGAGGACGTTGCCTGGGTGGACGATGAAGACGCGGTAACCCTTCGGCCCTAGCTCCCAAGCCATACAACGGGCGAAGTGCGCCAGCCCTGCCTTGGCGGCGCAGTATGGGGCAGAGGCGTTCAGTACCTTTGTGTATGCCATCGAGCCGATGTAGGCGATGTGCTTCACCCACGGCGTATGGAGCGTAGTCCGAACAAACTGCTGCGTCGCCACCATTGGGCAGAGGAGCGTATCGTGGAGGACTTCTACTTGATCGTCGAGCATGTAGTTCTCGAACCAGTCCAGGTGAGTAGTCGCGGCGCAGACAATCAACGTGTCGATCACTCCGGGATCGCCCTGCCCCGCTTCGGTGAGGAAGTCGATACACTGATCCGGAAACCAGCAGTTGTGGGCTTTCTTGTTGGTGCCAGCAACGCTGAGCCATTCCTCGCGAGCGAACAGACGCTCTGCGATCGCCTCGCCGATATTGCCAGGCGAGATTCCGATGATCGCGCCGTGGCGGATCTCGGGATATGATACATCGTGCGCATTCAATTGTGCTTCTACATACTTGTCATGCAGCTGATGCTTCATGGTGCTCCTTCCACGTCGCGAATCTATCCTTGAGATGCCTCATCGCCCCTCCTGAGTCTCCTCGATTGGGTCGTGACCTGGCCCGGTTCCAGACGGATCGGAACAGGAACGGAACGCTCGGGCCGAACAATTCCTCGGCTCGGTCGTACATCTCGACAAGATCGTCGAAGATGGCGATGACTCGATCGGGTTCGATTCGCTCTGCGAGGTCATCATATTTGTCCTCGGAGTAGATGAGCCCCTCATACGGTACTCGGTTCCGTCTGAGCCACTCACGCGTGTCTGGATCTATCCCGTCGAGTCGTTGGTACGGGCGCGTAGTTGTCACCCAGACTTCGCACCCTAGCCGCTCGGATGTCTGCGCTACTCTTACCATGTCTTTGAATGGAGACATAGATCGCTTCTGCGCTCCCTGGCGGTAGGCCAGCTTAATGTCCTGCCATGTTCGATAGTCGCACTCGAAGACGCGGCAGAACCATGAGTTGAACGTCTCGTGTCCGGCGTAGCGCCAGTCCTCGATGCCCATCGTGCCCAGATATTCGGCAGCGAAGTAGAGCAGGTGACTATGATAGTCCCCCATCGTCCCATCGATGTCGAACGCGACAACTGGCTTGATCACTTCAGAGCATTGAGTGCACAGCATCGAACGTCTCCTGGAAAACATGGTGGGTGAGAACTCCCTTACGCCACGCACCGAACCTGCCAGCCCAGAGAACGGTGGGCCAGCAGTCGCAGTCGTTCCCTGTTGGCTTACGTCCCGGACGAAGCCCGTTAAATGGAGGCTCAGTCGCGTACTCGTAGCTGAGCATGTCGTCGATTCGACTGTAGCGATACCAAGGATGTTTCGGATCGCCGGAGTAGACCATGGTGGTGGCTTCGCTGTCGTTGCCCGGCTGGTACATCCTGACCCAGATGTTCTGCCGGTTGAACGAGTGCAGATCAGTCTGGAGGCAGAACGCGGGCTTGGGAGCGGTGCAAACGGTCAAGTCGAACGCGCGAGACAGGTCGAGCAAACCTTGCCTGTCAATGGATTCCTTGACAATCCGATCGTGGTAGATCTCCCAAGCCCGGTCGTACGCCTTGCGCAGCGACCACATTCCGAAAGTGCCCTCCTCGAAATGATCCCAGCTCACGGGATGATCATCGCTACCGTACACCTTGCGAGCGTAGCCCTCTTTGGTACCGAACTTCTTGATCAGGATCGTGCTCTCGGGTCGCTCTCGCGTCAGCCCGGGGATGTTGGTATGGAGATACATCGCGCCGGTCAACATTGACTTGCGCTTCTTATCCGTGAAGATCCTGACCTCCGCCCGCAGCTGGCTAGCAGCGTGCGCTGCAAGTAACCCGGACGGCCCACACCCTACGATGGCGACCTTCATTCGCTCTCCCCCTCGCCAGGATGCAACAGCTTCTGCTGCTCCTCCGGGGGCGACTCGAACTGCTCAGGGCGCTGGCTCGCGTCTAGCTCCTCGATCTCCATGTTCTCACCGGAGATGCGCAGGCTCGTGCCGTCCGTGAATCGGATCAGGATGGCGCGACGCTGCCAGCCTACGTTGTCGAATACCTGGCAGGACTGGATTGCCTTGCCTGGCCCGACGAACTTGAACGACGCCTCAATCTGTTCGAAGATCTGGTTGGCCATTGCTTCCTCTTGATCCGTCTCGTGAATAATCCTGCCAGTTCCTTTCTTTGTCATACCAGCTCCCTTGCTTGATGTCTCCCCGCGATAAGTCCGACCAGGAAGAAGTGCATGAACAGCGTGTTGATTGCGGGCTCGATCTTCGGATCCATCGTCTTCCAGGCTGGGTACTCCCGCTTGACGTGACCCACCCGACGCTGGAGCAGATTGTCGAACGCCTCGCGCTCGACTTCCAGAGTCGCGAGCTGTCGCCCGTAGTCCGGCGCACCGGCGTACGCCACCTGGAGCACCGTCTCTGCTCGCGCTAGGGATTCCGCGTTGATCATTTGACCTCTCTTAGAATCACGTGCATTGTCGGCTCCACCCGGATGTCGCCGCCGTCCTTGCGCACCATCCGCGCGCCCCACAGTTTGTTTATCTTCGCGTTGGCCTCCGATCGTTCGATGTTCAGTATCTCCTCCAGATCCTGCCTCCTGAAAGTAGAGTTGGAACGGAGGAACTTGGCTAGGTCGCGGTTCTCTAGCAGGTACTTGCGCATCATCGTACGGTTGTTCTCTGCCTCGCGCCGATCCTCGAAGATCTCATCAGAGCGGTCGCGGTAGCCGAACGTCGGCATCGCATAGAGATGATGGAGGAATGCCACGGCGTCGTGGACGTGCTCCGGCTTAACAATTACCTTTTCGCAGGCGTCGTCCGTGCTGAACGTCCTAGCTGCGAGCGCGGTAGAGATGCGAGCAATCTTCTCGCGGATGTCGGCTGCTTGTACGAGGGGAGGATCTTCGATGTAAGCCTTGCCCACGATCGTCGCTGCTGCCATTGCTGCTTTCTCGGCAGGTGAAGTCCAGACAATTTGATCGGGCCTCCTCGTCCAGCACCATAGCAGTAGCTTGTGGCATAGACTAGCCGTGAATCGGTTCTCACTTGGCTCGAACCGAACGTTGTACTGCTCGACCGGAACGTCGTGCATCGTCACGGCCATCGCCATGTCGAAGCGGGCTATGTCTTCCATCGCGCCGATCAGCGGGCGTAGCGCGTCTACCCCGTACGTGAACTGGCCCATGTTTCCTCCATTGCGGGGGTTCGCTAACCAAATCATGCGCGTCCGGGCGTGCGTCGCCTCCTGCTGGATCTTGGAGATGCGCACTACTCCGTCGTGGCGCAGGTCGGACATGTGGCCGATGTCCTCGTACGAGAGCGCGGAGATCTCATCGATCACAACCGCTCGACGGTCGTTGAGCGGAATGACACCCCATGTGACAACCCATTCCTTTCCGCCAAGCTGCTGCAGACCGCCAACAAGTCCTGCATAAGACGCAGATTCTCCACCGACGATCTCACCTGCACCATAGTGACGGAGGAGCTGCCTTGCCGCTTCGGATTTACCAGTTCGAGTGTCACCGTATACACAACATTGGAGCCATCCGCGTCGGATGAGTTTGCCGTTAAACTTGAACGAAAGAACAGAATGTAGCGTGAGATCAAAGATAGCATGCATCTCCCAGCGTCCGGTAATGCGGGTCACGTGCTCACCCATCGCCTCCGCGATCTGTCTCAGCTTCTTGACGGGCCGGGATTTGGTGGTTGTTTGGAATCGACGTAGTTCGCGAGCTGATGTCCTATCCAGCTCAAAATTGTCCAGAGAGGTTGATACGGGAGCGAGTTCCCAAGAGAGAAACTCGTTTCGTTGATCTCTTGGGTTCGGGTGAAGCGCCCCAAGCGCAACGACAGTGTTATTGGGAAGTGTATCGTGTCGGCCAGTACTAATGATGCGTAGAGTTTTGTACGATCCTGCTTCCTGACTGTCAGAGTGATCGAGGGACGGGCGGGCATATAGAACCTCCACTGATTGGTATTCCTTCGGTTCGATGATGAGCTTCCCGCACTTGACCGCCCCGTATTCCTTCCTGATCGAATCGAATAGCTGCTGCTGGTTCGCATCAATCAGGGCCAGTATCGTCGGACTGTCGCCGCCTATCGTGACTTCGGCCGCGCCAGTGGCCTTCATGGGGCAGAATTGGCACTTGACTCCAGCGTCACGCGTACACGTTAGCTGGGCAGTGCGTGGCACGGTGTAACCCGGCTCCTTCTTCCCCTTGATCGTCACAATTAGGTTGACAGGCTTCGCGATGTTCTTCGCGTCACTACTGTCCAGCACCGAGATAGTCTCTGGCCCTGATTCATGCGACTCCTTTGCTCGCCAGGGCTGGGCGTCCCTGAGCAGCTGCTCGAAGTCCTCACGATCGTGCTCCATCCAGAAGTCAGACAGATCCTTGCCGTGTTTCTCAGTCAGCTCGTACGGTAGAACAACAACACGGACGTCACAAACGCGAGAGAGAGCACGAGCCACGACCCGGTTAGCATCCACGCCAGTATCATCGCGGTCATGGCAGAGGTAGACCAACTTGTTCCTGAAAGCCTCACTCCACTCCTGCTTCCAGATCTTGGCCGATCCGGTCTTGGTGATAGCTGGATAGCCAGCTTGGATCGTCGCGAGCGCATCCCATTCTCCTTCGCAGACTACGAGTGTGTCATGAACGAGCTGGTCGGCTGGATAGAGACGTGGCGTGTTGTGCCCACTCATGCCCCAGATCTTCGTGTCGCCTTTCGGACGCGGCGTGTACTGACGGATGTTCCATAGCTCTCCGTCTGGCCCGTAGACAGGGATCGTGTAGACGTGCTTGTCCTTGTCCCACCCGATCCTGAACCGCTTGAGCGTGTCGGATGTGAGCCCGCGACGCCCTACAATCTCGTCCAGCGCAGTTTCCTCATCCATCAGATTCTGCGCCCAGGCATCAGCCATGGCAGGCGACAACGCCTCCTTTGCGCGGCGCGGTCGCCCACCATTCCTGCGACTGCGGACTGCGGCTTGACTGTTCGGCGCGATCCATCGAGGCTTCTGCTTGATGAGA